TATTGGTTTAGAGTTATGTTTAGTGTAAACGATGTAGTTCCAATCAATGGTGTTACGTTGACAAAAATTGTCAAAGTTGAAACATTGTCCGTATTATTAGTTGAGTCACAGATAACTTGAGTTCTGGTAGTATCCAAATAAGTAGAATATTGCAACAAGTAATTTGTTATTTCTCCAGTAACTAGATTTCTAGTTGTTGGATTATTCAACTCATAGAGATATTTGAGGCCAATATTTGTAATATCTCGCTTCATTTTGGCCTTCATTTGAGCTGGACCAATTCTTTCATCAACTATTGGATTTGATGTAGATGCTGTTGCACCAACCAGATCTGCTCCGAGGAATTTGGTTGTGTAGTTTAAGAAATAATTTACACGGGCATTTTTAAGAACATTTTTAAGATCTGTATCAGACCAATTTACTGTGGTTGTTACATCACCATTTAAAATAAATCCTCTTGCCGAACCTGCAATTGTCAAATATATTTCATTTCTGGCATTGACTCGTGTAAACATACCAGCCACATCAGCACTTAGGTTGTTGACATAAGTCAATACTCCGGAAGTATATAAAGATGGCAATGGCAATTTTGTTACAGTTTTCTGGCCATATACAGAAAATACACGGTCAGCAACGGTGGCGCCTTCAATAAAAGATGTTCCGTTAAAAACAAAATTAGCTAATGTTGTTCCGGCACCATCATTTAGGCTAGGGAATACACCTATAGTATACGGTGCTTCTTTTTCAAGCCATCTTTGCGCACCAGAAAAACCTAAACCGGTTGCACCCATGATTAAATCAAGATCTGTATTGTATGCTATCTTCCAATCAGAGAAACCTTGAGTAGTTCCAGCAATGACAAGATTTCCACCATAGGAAAGATAATCTAGAGCATATAAAAATTCTCTTCCGGCACCTGTAACACCTAGATTGCTAGTGCCATCGGTATTTGTTGTGCCGTCATAGATAAAAAATCCAAAACTATTTCCTGTAGTAGTTGTAGGATTGATCAAAACACCAGTAGCACCCGAAATGGTACTACCATTGCCATTTAATTTATTTAAATCATTAACTAGATCAGATGGAGATGTGTAATAAACATAAGTGGCTGCAGTTGTACCAGTTGCTGGAGAAGATTTTATTGCTTTTGCATAGATAAGCCATCCAAATAAGTTTCCGGGATTATTGGACGCACCAACACTGCTGAATGTGGGAGCCTGATAGGTTAAACCTGTCAAATAGCCACAATCCATCTTAAATGCATCAGAGGCTGTTTCAGTTCGGAATTGATTAGTGCTAGTAAAAGAACTAAGAGTTGGCATGATTGTCCTTTTTTATCACTAATATTTAGTAATTTTTTATATCTTCTTCCAAACCACATTTCCATCAGAAAATTCATCTTCTTCCATAGATTCTTCACTTAACATGAATAAAGTGTTGTCGTCTTCCGGTTTTTTGGCTTCTTCATAATTAAATTTTGCACTCTCGATCAAATCTGCAAAATATTCTTGTCTTGTTAACCAAGCAAAGAACACTAAGGTCATCACAAGGTCATCATTGTGTCCTTCTTCTGCTTTGAAGGTATTTGATTTGGAGACAAAGGTTACCAATTCTGTTAAAATTCTTTCATCATTTATTAAAATTTTATCTTCTTCGACTAACCGTTTGAATATGGCACATCCCAATTTTTTGGTTTGCGCGGTAGTTCTGAGGCCCATCTCACTCCTACCTCCAGCAAATCCCTGCGAAAGCATTTGACCTTTTCGGCCCATTATTTTGGTCATGAGTACATTTTCATACTCTAAGTCATTATAAAGAATAGAGGAAACCTGACCACCAATGTCATTAGTTTCCACCAATACATAAGCATTGTTGTATTGTTCTCCAACTTTTTTAATTACATTTGGAAAATTAAAGGGACTTACAGCATTATTTCTATATGATGCAACTACCTTATATGGAGCCGAAGTACCATTGATTACAGTGAATGCAGAATAATCTGACCCCTGCCCTCTTGATACGTCTGCTTGTAAAAAGTAGATTTCATCCTTTTTTGGTTGTTCAAATATTCTAAGCCCATCAGAATCTTCCTGCAAGAACTCCTCTGGAGCCAACACATTGAGTTTTGAGGTAGCGATCAGCGTGTTGGACGATCCCAAGAAACTGCAGCCATATTCCTGTTCAAACTGTTCCGGGCTTGTATTGGCAATCTGCTCCGCTGCCCATACATCATCCCGCTTTCTTCCACCTGATGTAATTGGTACATCTCTCCAACTAACTTCTACAGGAATAAATTTATTTTTTAGTTTGTGTCCCTCTGCCCGATTTGCATCAACCCAAAGCTTATGAAAATGGTTCATTCCATTTGGAGTAGAAACAATCACAAGTTTGGTAGTGGTACCTGCCGAAATGGTAGGGTAGGTAGATGCATAGAATTCTTCTGCTACGTGTGATGGCAAGAAGGCGTATTCGTCCAGAAGTAGAAAGTTAAATGAACCACCACGGATTGCCCCTGAAGAGGTTGCATCACACAATAACAGAGGTAGACTTACCAGACTGGCGGGGCCACTTTGAAATTACGAATCTATTTTTATGAATATAATCAACAAACTTTTGTTGATAATCATATAGCTCAAAAGGCATGATACCTTTATCAAGAGTCTTTACTTTGATATATTTGTTGCAAAAGTATACAGGATCATTTGCACATTTAATATATTCGTCTAGCTGTTCTTTAGTATACTGAAGCTCAATACCCGGTGGTTTGAGTTTTGGGTTATTTCTATAACCCTGATTATTCTTGTTGAGACTCATTCTTTATTGCCTCTATATCAATCACATTTTTTTCAGTGCTTCTATCTTTATTTAACAGATTCTGCAGATCCTTTGTAGAACCAACAAATACAGAGTTGTTTGTCTGTTTTATCTCGGTTTTACTGTTTGTGGTTTCTTTGGCTTTTTTATGTATATCCAATACATTATTATTCAGATCTGCCATTGTCTTTAAAAGAATGGCAACTACTTCAAATGCTCTTGGTGCATCGGATTCAGTGGCAACTTTAAGTGCAGCCTCCAATGCTATATTACCACTACCAATCAAATCTTTCAGATTTGATTGTACGAGTGTGTAGTCTTTTTGAAAATTATTGGCATCATATGTTCCACCCATAATTTCTTTTGTTTTTGCATCGGGATGAACTGGAACATTAAAAAATTGAGCTAATTGTTTATTCATGAATCAAATCCAAAAGCCAATCCAGCTGTCAAACCACTGACAGAAACTGAGTCAATAACAGTTCCAGATTGTACTTTTCCGTATATATAACTTTTTGCCACAAAAGTAAATGAAGAAATATTAACACGACGATTAGAAAAATCGCCATCATATCTTTCACTAATACTATTCGATACCATAGTGATGGGTATGTTTATACCAGGTTTTGCTGGATTTAAATCCATTGTTATTATGTGCTGTGGATTAAAATA